GCTTGCGCTTCTCTTGTTCGTTGGGCTTCGCCCCGGCGTCCTGCACGGCTTGGATGATGATCGCCAGGAACAGGCGGCTGTAGCAGTCAATCTCCTCTTGGTGGATCACAGGCCGCTCTCCAACTCGATCAGCTTGTCGATGTAGTGGCGGGCCTTGCGAAGGTCGTTTACGCCGCCCTTGTCTCTCCAACGGGTGACATACTTGACCACGTTGCCCTCGAAAAAGCCAAGCCCATTGGCAGCAACGTAATCCCACGGCTCTATCGGGATTTGCTTGTAGTGCCCACCAGCAACTTGTGTTTTGTTTGCTTCGCTCACTCGATCTCTCCCCCGGCCATGACATCCTGAATGCGGCTCAGTCTCGCCTTGAGCGCGGGCGGAATCTTCGGCAACGGTGCCCAAGCAATTGCCCAATGCGCCCAATGCCCAATGACAGCCACGCCACTCGGATTGAGCAGCAAAACTTTAGTGGCCTTCGGCGCAGGCTCTTGCTCGGGGTCGCGCCAGTGGGCTGCTCCTGCTGCGTAGCGGTCGGTCATTTCTTTCCTCTCGCCAGAATATTTTCTGCACAAATACTGAGCCTAAATGAAGCCTCTCGAAGGCGAAGGCATTTGTCTCGATCTGATTTTAGAGAGGCACTTAGGGAGTCTAGCTCGCACTTGTTTGCTTCATCAGTACACACCCATGAACAATCTTCTCGCTCGGCTGCGGAAAACGCCGCCCACACCGTTTCAATGACATCTTCTGAGTCAATTGAACCAGCATCCCGCGCCATCTTAATGATCTCGTCTTTGGTCATTTCAATACTCCTCCCTCGCTTCACTCGGCGGAACCCAGCCCATAGCCTTGAAGCGGGCCAAAATGTTCGTGCGGTTCGACGGCGTGTACTTCCAATCAGGATTGCGCCAGCCCGTAGGCAGCGTCCTGAGTTTTTGCTTGGCTTTCACTTGGTCATCTCCTCAAATACTACGATGGTCGCAGCCTTCGCTGCCTCAAAGCCCTTGGCGACGATACAGATATGGCCGATAGAACTCAAGTACTCCATCCAATCTTTTTGCTCGGCGCTGACTACACCTCCTTTCTGACGCTTCATCTCGACCCACAGGCTCCACGCCGGGATGAACAGATCGGGCACGCCCGCACTGACGCCCTCGGCCTTCAACTTCGCCGCAGCTACCCGCCCACGCAGCCCGCCGTTGGGAATGGCGAAGATGCGAACACCCTTGTACGTCTGCTTGAACCAGCAGACGAACTGGCGCTGCTCGAAGTGTTCTGAAGGAATAGTTTCGTCAATCACTCCCAACTCCTTTTCAACACGCGATAGAACTTCCCATCCAGCCGATACTCAATGCTCTTTGGCGGATTGGCTCGGAACAACTGTGTTGCTAGGTACGACAGCCCTTCAGTGCCCTGCATGTTCGCCACCTCGGCCACACTGGCCCCGGACAATGAAGCGATCTTCAGCACTTGGCGCATCGCCTTGTCACCCGGATAGCCTTCGTGCAGCACCGGGAAGTACTCGGTGACCGGCTTGTCACTCAGGTCGCCGTAGTAGGTGCAGGCCAGCATCTCCTTACCGCTTGCCTTGCTGGTGTGCCTGCGCCATGTCCATGAGCGCACATCGTACTCGGTGCCCTCCAGCCCCATGATGTCGTCATGGTGCAACTGCAACTTGGCGCGCTCCGGCTCCGGGAACGGATGCCCACACGCAGGGCAGACGGTCGCGGATATGGCGCACAACTCCGCACAGTTGTCGCACACCTTGACCGGCACCTCACCATTGCCATCGCCGCCTTTCTTCGGCGCTCTCACGGCGGTGATCGGCCCATGCGTGGACACTACGCCAGCGAAGTCCAGCACCAGACAGTGATCGATGTGGCTCTTGATCCGCATGCCGCGCCCTGCCATCTGGACGTACAATCCTGGCGACATCGTAGGGCGCAGCATGGCAATCAGATCAATGTCCGGGTAGTCGAAGCCTGTCGTCAGCACGTTGGCGTTCGTCAGCGCCCGCAGCTTGCCCGCTTTGAAGTCTTCCAGCATCTGCTCGCGCTGCGCCTTCGGCGTCTCGCCGGTCACGCAGTCTGCCGCGATTCCTTGCTGGCGCAGGACTTCCGCCACCCGTTGCGCGTGATCCACGCCCGCGCAGAAGAACAACCACGCTCGACGCTCGCCCGCCAACTCAATCACCTCGCGCACAACCTTGGCGTTGTTCTCATCCGTATCGACGGCAGCTTGCAACTCCGCCTCGATGAACTCCCCGCCACGCTTATGCACGCCGGTTGTGTCGAGCTTCGACTTGGTGACCTTGGAGCGTAGCGTGGACAGGAAGCCCTTGTGGATCAACTCCTCAATGCTCACCGGGCTGATGAGGTCATCGAACAGAGCGGGCTTGTCGGTGATCAGCCCATGACCCAGCCTGTACGGCGTAGCTGTAAGACCTACCACGCGCAGCGCCGGGTTGATGGTGTTGAGTTCGTCCAGCAGCGTTCGATAGCCTCCTTCCTCCTTGTGGCTCACCACATGGCACTCATCAATGATGCAGATGTCGATGTGTCCCAATTGGTACGCTTTTTGTCTCACCGACTGGATGCCCGCGAAGGTGATCGGCTCGCCCAGGTCTTTGCGTCCTACGCTGGCCGAGTAGATGCCCATAGGCGCACCCGGCCAGTGCAGGCGCATCTTCTCGGCGTTCTGCTCGATCAACTCCTTGACATGGGTCAGCATCAGCACGCGAGTCTCCGGCCACTGCTGGAGCGCGTCCTTGCATAGCGCCGCTACGATGTGGCTCTTGCCGGAACCTGTCGGCAGCACCAAGCAAGGATTGCCCGCGTTGCCCGCCTCAAACCATGCGTATAGCTGGTCGATGGCGCGTTGTTGGTAGTCTCTCAACACGGGAGCGATCCCCATTGATCGGCCATAGCGTTGGCGATGCCGGGGAAAGTGGCGCTACGGATCTTCCAGCGATCTTCGCTCGGCGGAAGGTTGTACCACTCAGGCAGGCTGCGCCCGCTCTTTGTGACATGCCGCGCCCCTTTGCCAACGATGTGCGAAGGCTTGAGGTGTGGCAGTCCCTTAAGCCAAAGGCAAGTGGTTTTGGTCGCCTCATGCCCATGCTCATAAGGCTGGATAATCTGATCGGGCTTGCGGATACGGCTGGAGATGATGCTAACCGGGTTCTCCAATGCAATGCGTTGAATAGGCGCTTCCAGCAGCAAGCGTACAAAGTCCAGGGCGGCGGCCTGTTCCTCTTGCTTGTCCTTGAACCAACGCGCCCCGCTAACGGCTAGATGCGTGCAAGGCGGATGGGCAATCATCAAGTCCCAATGCGGATGCTCAATTGGTCGCCCCCATAGAATACCGTCGCGCTCGATGTATTCCACCTCATCTTGTGTCGGCCCAATACACGGGCATCCATCCGGCTCGGCGTCAATGATCAAGAACCATCCATCGCCATCTGGATCACATTCGGAAGCAAATGAAACGGGCATCCATCCGTCAAGAACCATTCGGACATCACCTTGATAGTGAAGCCCAGGCCTCTCCGTAGGCAGCAGATCGCACGACATCGCGTGGTGACCGCGTGCGCGAAAAGCGTCTCTTACGATGCCGCTGTACTCGCAGGCTACAAGCACTCGCATTTTTTTCATGGTTCATTCCTCACCTTCGCAAACCCCGGCTCATTCTTGCGCTTGAGACAGGCGTTGTACTTCCACCTGAATGAGCGTTTATCATCAGTCAAGACCTTCTTGACCGCTGGACACTTGCGGCAGTGCTGACAGAGCTTCTCAAGCAGCATCGCGGATACGCTCGACAGCCTGCATAGCCTCACCAGCAGCCATTACAGCCCGCGCAAGGCTAGTCGTAGCAGCGGAGTAGTCCTTCCGCAGCAGCGCGGCCTCGGCGTCCTTGTAGGCGCTCAGGATCATGAGCATCGGGTACGAGTAGTCTTGGTCAATCACAACAACCTCCCATCCATATCAGCCCGCAGGCCGTTAACCATCTCATCATCGTGGTGGCATGCGCCAGGATTCGCCACGATCTCGCGGCTGGCGAATACATGCCAGTCACCTTC